GTAACCGTTACGCTCTGACGTCCACGAAAACACCGTACCTGGTGTCGCATAGGCCCAGAATTTCGGAGGCAGAACAATCGTGTGCCTGCGGAAGCGTCGGGCCTCTTCGAGCGCCGACCTCATTAGCCGCTGCACCTGCTCCGCATACGGAACAAAGTTCAGATCGACGTCGGCCATCAGACGGCGATTGCCGTCGATCGCTTCAAGGTCAGTCCGATAGAGCGGCGGCGCAGTCTTTGATACCCAGCCGTCTTGCGGAGAAGGATAGTTTGCCGAAACGCCGTTGATGGTGTCCGCCAATCCAAGGAACGGCGTGAATTCCTGCTCTTCAGTGGACAGAATATCGTCGTCGGTGAACGCTATAACCGGAGCATCCGGAGCGCCAGAATGCAGGTAGTAGACGCCACCAACTTCCGAGATCTTCCCTTGGCAGGCCGTGAGCAACGCCTCAACAGCAGACGTCAGTGGTGCATCAACCTGGACCTCGCCGCCGCTTCGGTATGTGTTGACCCAGCCCGTCGATTCCAGCGTTCCGGCACGATGCTTCTCGATCTGAGCAATCCAAGCCAAAGCAGGGAGGCGGGCCGCCGCCATGTTTTGCAGGCCGTAAAACCACTGACCGTTGTAGCTGATGCCGCGCAGCATATTGTATATCTGCACCGCCGGCAGAAAGTCGCCGTCGCCGCCCCACGTCGCCGGATCGGCATAGCGATGGGTGCCAACGCCGCCTTGCGTGCTGTCCCGCGAGATATCGTAGAGGCGCATGCCTTCAAGCACGAACTTGAAGGACGGAACACCCGAGAACATGTTCTTGGAAACGCGAGCCGTGACGATCGCGTAAGCAACACCCCTGCCGATACGGTCAGGATTCCACCATCTGTTGCCATTCGATACTGACGTAAACAGGAAACTGTCGGCAGTCGTCTGGGTGCCATCGTAGAACTTGACCCAAAGGCTGTCCGGATACTCGTTGACGGCATATCCACGCTCAGAAAGTCCACCGAGCGTGACGCGCTCGCCGTTGACCCAGACTTCAGCAAGGCCACGTATTGGCATATCCGAAAGCGCAATCACCTGCGTCAGATATGCGTTCGGTGTGTCACCATCCTGCCCCCACGTATTGACGAACACGAGAGAGCCAGCAGTCGCAGTACGACCGAGGATAAAGGAGCGCGAGATATCGCCGCCGCCTTGCAGTGTGCCGTTGATCGAGAATGTCGGATCTTTGGGCTTGCCGGCGAGCGACTGGGCGAGCAGGCTGACGCCAACGCCGACAGTGATATTAAGCACCGCAGCAGCGACCGCTGTAAACGTTCCAGCCGCAACGCCAAGCGCCGAGGCAATGCTCGCAGACGTGAAGATAGCCATCGATTTTCCTTGGGATGCGCTGCGCTGTGCGCGCGCGGCCGCTAGAGCGGCTTCATGAAATGAGTTTCGACAGCGCTGTAGCCACGCCGTTCGTAGAGGCTGGAAACGTCATTGGTTGCCAACGATGCCATGCCGACGGACACGCAGCCGACTGACCGGGCCCACGCCTCGTAAGCATCGAGCATCTTTATCGCTCCACGTCCGCGTGCCGCTGGAGTGACGTACCAGACTGTTTCCTTGGCAATGCGACCAGCGCCGAATGGGTGCTCGAAAGCGCAGGCCATCAACACACCTTGAGCGGGATCGCCTGCGACGAGAACACAGGCCTTGTCCGAAGCCAGATGCTGCTGAAACAGCCTATCGGCATAGGCCGCTTGAAATGGGAAGGTGAATCCTGCGGACTCATGGCTTTCGCGCAGAAGTGCCACGACACGGTCGCGGTCCTCGGCAGCGGCAAATCGAACATCCATCAAAATATCCCGAGAAATTTCTTGCGCTTCGGCTGCGTCGCGACCTTGCCCTTCTCGGAACCCCAGAAGAACTCCCATTCAGACGAGGTGTCAGCATCTGTGTAGAATGCATCACCGGCCTGTCGCAGTACCTGCGTGGCATGGCTTCGCGTCGACGGGTTGGAGCGCGTCATTTCCTGCGTGTGGCTGGCGCAAACCATCGTGACGCTGCCATCCTCATTTTCGGAAGGCGTGTTGATCGTGATAGTATCGACGAAGCCAACGAAGCGGCATTCAGCCGGCGCCACCATCTGGCGACTATCCGGATCGAACAGGCCGCGGTAGATCTCGACGCGGGCCTGCCGACAGTCGTACTGGCGGACCAACGTCTGAACGTGCTCGCTAACCTGAGACAGGCGAATGTTGACATTACGGACAGATAGATTTGCGATAAGAGGAATGTCATCGATCTGGACCAGTGTGCCCGAGCCATACCAGTCACGCGTGATAGGCAGGCCTGTATCCGGGTGGACTATGGCGGCCGACACGTTGCCGACGTCCGACCACATGCCATCGGTGACTGGCGCACCAGTCGCTCGATCGCGCGCAACAAACCAGAGGAAGTCACGCGCCACCAGTTGCCGCGCCTCAAGCGCAGCAAGATTTTCTGCTGAGATGTTTCTCATTGATCTTCCAATAGGAGGTGGGCGGGCGCAGGAATCGAACCTGCGCTTTACTGCCGGTCGAAGACCCGCAGTAACTATCCGGATGACGTCGCCATCAACCGGCCTGCTCTACCACTGAGCTAACCCGCCACGGACTTATACAACAATTATCGCGCTTCAATCGCCTGAAACGTGACCGTGCCGCGACCCGTTGCCATGTCGGCAGTGGTCGAGATCGATCCGGGCACGATTGCCATGATGCAGGAAGGCTTAACCAGTGTCGCTGCGACAGGCGCCACTACCCCCGGCCATAGATGCGGGCGAACCTCAAACTGCGTTGTCACGCCGTCTGCGCTGGCCGTCATAGGCTCCATGACCATATGCAGGTCTTTGTCGCCGATCTGGATGTAATCGCCCACGGTTACCTTGTAGCCAGCGGGAAGGCCGGAGAGCGAGATGGCCTTTCGGTTACTCGCAATCGTAGCCACCTGCCCCACACCGGCGAATGCACCGCCGGTCGGCCAGCTGCCGTTCGGATACGCCACCGGGAAACAACGTGACTTCGGGAATGCGCGAAACGTCTTGAGCCCGTTTTCCAAACTGGTGAGCCTCGCACGCCAGTAGTCCAGTTCGTTCGGCTTCATCGAGCGCGATTGCGCCGTCATCTGCCAGAGCGGCGAGCCCATGTCCTTAACGACCGTCTGCCCGCCGGCCGTGCGCGACTGTTCCTGCCGCCAAAGCAGATTGAACTCCGTCGACCAGCCTGGGAACTCGTCGAAAAACGAAGTTGGGAGCGGGTATGTGATTGTCATAAAGAAGGCCTGACGTTTCGACGCTGGGCGGATGCGATTGCTTCCTCAACACGCTTCGGCAGGGAGGCTTTCAGATCGTCAAGTTCGCGCTGGAGTCTGCCCACTGCCTCTGTGTCGGCGCCTTCTGTGGTCGTGGAACCAACCGACAGGCCTCCCGTATAGGCGTCCTTGATCTCGACGTTGGCGAGATGCTTGGATAGCTCATCTAGAGTCTTAACCTTCGCGCCTCCAGCGTAGAGATCGCTCGCCTTCAATACGATCGGAGTTGCTTCCGTGCTGGCCGGGACATTCATCAGCAGTGATGCTGAGCGATATCGACCGTCATCGACGGCCGCAGCTACTTTGTAACCTGTGGGTCCGAGATATCCGCCTGTCGCCGCCCACCGGACGTTGACCGTTGCCTTCTGCTGGCCTTCATACCTGCCGAGGAAATCGAGTAAGCCAGCGACCGTGCCGATAGCCTTTCCGTTGACCTCGACAAGCGGCTCGCCATCCTCGTTGACACTGCAGCCGACGAAAATAGAGTTGGTGCTGTATTCGCTGCTATGTACGACTTTTGTCATCGATCAATCCTAGGATAGCTTAACGTTTCGTTTGTTTGCCGAGCGCACCGCCGCCTCTACTCGGTACGGAAGCTCTGCGGACTGTTTGGCAACAATCTTCTCAAGTCTGGCAACGGCTTCTGCAGAGGCGCCGCGAGCATCGATCACTGGCGAGAACGTGACAGCAATACGCGACCCAGCACCGCCCCCAACCGATTTCAAGTCCGGAAGTGACGAAGCGCTTAGTGCAGAGGCAAGTCTGTGGTTTGGAACAACTTGCTCGCCGCCACCAAACCGGACCAACTCAGGGCCTTTTTCGCCGACAAGCGCTAAGCCCGATTTGGCCGACGACGTCCCAGACGCGTACATTGGCAACGGCGCGGATGGGAAGTAGTTTTTCCCCAGTCCGCCACCACCGCCAAACAGACCGAGCAGGCCGCTCAAGAACCCGCCGCCACCACCGGCTGCGTTGTTGACCTTGAAGATGCTGTTCAACACGTCATCGATCAGCGCATTGCCGATCTTCTTGAGGCTGTCGGCTAAGATGTCTGCCGCGCTGGCGCCCTCGACGAACCCGTCGATGATTCCGCGCGTGACATCCTTGGCGGTTGCCATAGCTTCTTCGGCCCGCTGGCGGATCTCATCCTGCTTTTCGGCAAGCTGCTCGGACGCAACGACTGCATTCGCGTATCCAGTGGCCAGATCGTCAATGCTTGCCGTAAGCTCTGGCGTGATCTTCACACCGGCCTCTTGGGCAGCGGTCAGCAAGTCCTGCTTGGCCCTCGCAAACTCCAGCGTATAGCCGTAGTCGTTCAGCAGCGGGTTGAGACCAGCCTGCGCGTCGGTTTCAGCTTTCAAGGCCGCCGTGCGCTTTGTTATCTGCTCTACTTCCCGAGCGTACTCGTCAGCACGTGTGCGGCCGGATCTACCGCCCTTCCCGCCGCCTTCACTGGATGTCACCTGATATTGAGGATCGGTGATGTCTATCGGCGTGAATTTTTTGCCGTTGACGGTCTTGGTCTCGCCGCTGCCCCCTATAATAGTAGGCGCGGTTGTGGGGTACTTGAGCGGCTTGTCATTCAGCACGTCCTGAATGATGCTGGACGCAGTCCTGGTCTGCGCTTCTCCTAGCGCCTTAATCTGCCCCTCAAGCTGCCTGATTTCGGCCTGGCCGAGAACGTTCGCCGGATTGGCTTTGATCTCTGCAATCTGCTTTTCAAGGTCCAGCCGCTTCTGGGTGTTGTCGACGAGCTTCTGGCTGCCCTTGACGGTGGATTCGATAGTCAGCGCGCCACCGAGGACAGAAAGCTTGCCGTCTCCATCGCTATCAAGCGCACCGATGATGCCCTGACCGATGTTTGCGAGACCGCTTAGTTTACCGAGCTCCACAGCAAGGTTCTGAGCTGCACCAGCACCAGCGTTCAGCTTGTCGATGACGTACTGAATGTCACTCGCCAAACCGTCCATGTCGACGGAGTTGACGAAGTTAGCCATGTTGTCGATGGCCGAGCCGAATGTGTTTGCTGCCTGCGTGGAATCGTTGAATTTGCGGACGGCGTTCGTAAGGGCGGTCCGGAGATTTTCAAGCCGCTGGTCTACCGTAAGGACCGCGCCGGCGACCTTCTGCTCAAGGACCGGTGCGCCGGCATTCAGGCCATCGAATAGCGCCTTCGACGATAGCTTTCCTTCGAGCATGATATTGCGGAGCTTGGCAACGGAGCCCTCAGCCTGCTTGATGCCAGCGGCAGCGGCCTGCAGGATAGTAGGTGCGCCTTCGAGGATCGAATTGAATTCCTCGGCCCGCACAACGCCGCCGCCTAAAGCCTGTGACAGCTGCAAGAGAGCGCCGGACGCCTCCTGGCTGGACTGGCCAGACGCACGCAGCGCTAGGGCAACGTTGCTGGAAAGGCTGATGATCTCGTCGGACGAGACGCCAAGCTCTTTTTGCACCAGCGATACGCGGCCGTACAGTTGCACCAACGTTTCGAGCGGCGCCGCGTTCTTCTGGGCAGCCGCAAACAGCTTCTGATACACGCCTTCAAGTTCTTCGCCGGCGAGGCCCGCGACCTTCAAGGAGTTGGTGATGCGCGTTCCGCTGTCCGATAGCTGGCGAAAACCCTGCGCCCCGCCGATGAGGGCAAATGCTTTTGCTGCACCAGTCGCCACGCTGCCATAGGATGCTGCGATAGCCGTGTTCATTTTCTTGAACCGGTTCTCAATGGACCGCGCCCGCTGATTGGTGATCCCCATCGCTTTATTGAGCGCGTTCTGATAGCCCTTCACGTCAGCCGAAAGCTGGACGACAAGGCGTTCCAAGTCTGTTGCCATTTAGACGCGAGCCTTCTAGGTTTTTGAGAAATTATAGGGAGTGGCGGCACGTCATGGGGACGCACAAGAAGCGAATGTTCTGCGAAGAAGAAGTAAAGATGGTGCTTGCCGAAAAGCAGACACCCAACCACCTACTCCACCTACTTCTCTCAGTGGTGACAGCGGGTTTTTGGATTCCGATATGGATACTTGTTATTCTCTTCGGAGGGGGGCCATACAAATGCCCAAGCTGCGGAGCGAGCACTCTTGGTTACGTTCCGAAAAAATACAAAGAACAACTGGCTTCGGGGAGGCAGAACAACAATCCGCCTCCCAAGACCAACCTCGACGATTTTAGCTCGTGGTGACCCTCACCCAGCCATCGCAACCCGTCTTCGTCTAACCGTCTCCGCGCTGCATCCAAGCTGGCTCGCAATTGCCGCGTTACCATAACCCTGCCGGATCATGGCAATCACGCGGTCGCGATACGGCGCGGCCTTCGGCTCGTGCTCTATCACCCTCGCCGGCAACATGTCGGTTGGCTTGCGACTTTGGACCTTGCGGACCTCATTCACAAATTTCGGATTGCAGCAAAGACGCTTGGCAATCTGAATGTCCGTGAATGGGCCAGCCTCAAGCAGCGTCGTGATCTGCTCGCGCAACTTGTCGGTCACATCATTTACATAGCCCTGCCGCTTTTCGTCGATGTGCGGCTCCATGACCATTCCGACGATTGCAACGCTGTTGCGCATCGTGGCGCAGTTCGGTGATTTGTATCGCTCGCCGAGCGCTGACCGCGCTCCGAATGTGCGCAGATTGTGCGCATCAGGCTCTACATGCTGAATTCGCATCTTGCCGTCATGCTGGATGACAACGGCGCGGCCGTGTCCGTCAAAACGGTTGATGTCAACGAAGACGTGCTCTCCATCAATCACCATCGCGCAGAAATTCGGCTGGGCGGCTGGCTGGATGCTGGCGACGACCGATTCGAGCCGGTCGATGTTGGTTTTCAGTTTCAGTGCGTCATCGATCTTCGTACTCGTGCGGCGATCGTGTTCGCGGACGTGGATTGGTTTTTCCTGATTGTACGAGCCGGTCTTGCGAATGGAAGGGAGGACTTCATGAGCCAGCCACCGCTTGAACCGCTCTGCCGCCTCGACACGGCTCGTGAATACCAGCCGGTAAATGCCAGGTTCGTTGATTCCAATCGCTTTTTGTCTGTTTTTTCCAAGGGGGTCACTGATAGTTACCCCCTTCCTCTCATCTTCATTAAGGCGGGAAAGCGCCTTGTTATGATTGGAAAGCTCGAGCGCGTCGCACACATCCTTGCCGACGAACCATGGCTCATCTGCGTCAATAACAACGCGCACTCTATGAGACTCGAAATCGAATGGTGTGCTATATGCTGGTCTAGCTTGTGCCATAGGGACATATCCTCTGGTTCGGGTTAGGCCGCACCGGGCGTTCCAGCGCCTTGTGCGGCTGCCGAATTTATGTCACTATAAAATCATCATGTCAATTTCTGTGTCTATAAAATCAAAAAAAGGTCGCCCACCCGTTGACACCGACGCGGTGAACGTTCGCCTGCACAAGAGCATTCTGTCAGAAATAGACGACTTCAGGCGCGACCAACCAGACCTGCCGAACAGGCAGGAGGCCATCCGAAGGCTACTTCGTATCGCTTTGGATGCGGAGAAAAACAGATAGACAACTCTGCCTTTTATTGTGCATTCTCCTATCGTCTAAAGTGAAGGAGGATCACGACAGGATTCGGCGACCTACCAAAGGGGAATGTCCCTCTGACATGGGGATGGATGCGAGGTGGCTCCCGCGTCCAAATTTACTCCCACCAGACAGATTGGAGGTTGTTTGACGAATGCTGAGATAATGATCATCGTTCTGATGATCGCCCAAATCCTGGTCATGCTTTTAGTCTGATCGGGTAAGGTATGGGGGGTCCGGTCGGTCGGGCCTCCTGTACTGTACTTAGACAAATCCCGACTGCGGTGGCTCCACAATCGGGACAGTCTCCTCTTGAATGAGGCGTGTGCGAAAGCTGCTTGAACTGTCGCTGAGACAGTCTCAAGATATGCGCACCCCCCAAACTTGTCAACGTTTGAAACATGGCCCTACAAAACGACAAACAATTTCAGATGCGGGTGTCCGATGAGTTCATCAGGGCAGTAGATGACTGGCGTCGTCAGCAGGAAGAATTACCATCTCGCGCCGAAGCCATCCGCCAGCTAATCCACACTGGCCTTGCCGCCCGCCCGATATTGGTTGAGGTGCAAAAGATGCTCGTCCAGCTCCGCCCTGTTGGCGGCGAATCCGATCTGGACAAGCATATTGAAGCCATCCATGCGGCGCTCAACTCAAAATCTGTAGACAACCAACACTAGAACTGCTTAACAGAAATCTGGTGGGTTGGCAGAGCGGTCGATTGCGGTTGACTGAAAATCTTCTAAACGTTCGCGCGTTTCATGGGTTCGAATCCCATACCCACCGCCACTAGATTAGGCTGTATCTTCAGCCAAAGAGGAGTGGCTTTAGGCGGGGTGCGCGAACTAGGCCCCGTCTAATCCTCATCAAGAAACGAAAAAGGCCCCGCACAAGCAAGGCCCCTTCCGATTGGTGTTATACCCACCGCCACCCAGCTAAAAAGCTGAGACTGGAATTTCTTCCAGTATCCTAATCGGCACCCGATTTCTCGGTTCGCGCGTACCTTTTGGACAATTCATATATGACTCACGACCATACCTATGTCAATGGTTGACGTATGAATCGATCACCCCTGCACCCACTCCCAAAGATCATCGATTTCTTTCGTCGTCAGTGACCCGTCATCTGGCGTGTTCGCCTCGACGTAGCCGTCAACAGCCGCCATGAATTGCCAAACTGACATTTCATTGACCTGTTGCGGCGTGAACCCCATCACTGCCGCAGTCCCGTAGAGCGCAGCAAATCTCAACTTTCCGTTGGGGAGTTCGTCAAGCTGTTTTCGGTTTGATTTGCTGCGTCTGCCTCCCCCACAGCTTCCTCCGGAGCGCCCATGAGTGCGGCCGACAGGATAACCTGCGCGGGCACAAGGTTCTCCATGGGTGGGCGAGCCTCAACATACGTGCGCACCAACTTCAGCGCGGCCACCGGCTCCATCTTGCCGCCGATAAGGCCAAGCCGGATGATGTTGCTGATGTCTTCGATGCGCCACGCACCGCTGTGTAGCCGCTGGAGCACGACATACGGGCCTGCTTCGCATTTATCTTGCAGTTCCGCAAGTTGGCCCCATTTTAAAGAAAACCGATAAGTCCCATCAGCCCAATCGAATGTAACTGTTGCGTCACGGCTCATTAGACGATCGTGCTCGTGCGAGTAAGCGCGCCATCGCTCTGCATGGAGACATTGATGGTAACTCGACCACCCTGCTCGGCACCGAGCTCAAGCGATTCAATATGCATCGCGCCTGTCCAGGTAACGACGCCAGTGGAGAATTCAATCTCGACCTTCACCGGCACGCTTTCCGTGCTTTCGTATGCGTCAAGCCATGTCTCGACTGCAGAAGCAGCAAGCACGCCCTCGCCAGAGATGGACGTTGAAATGCTTTCAACGTCGCGGCCGAGGACGATGGGCGCATCTGGGTCGGCGCAGTCCGGGAGGCTAACCTCGGACAGGGACTTGTTGAGCGTCATGGACTTCGAAGTGAAGCCGCACGGCGCAGTGTAGACGATAGGATCGGCAGTGTCGCCGAGAAGAATCCTGAATTTGCCAAAGCGTGCAGTAATAGGCTGCGCCATTTAAGGGCTCCTTATGTGCCGTCAACCGGCTAGTGTTGGTGGGTGATGGTTGCGGCCCGCTAAAGGCCAGCCGTTAGGGCTCTTCGACGATCGCCGTGTAGCGAAGCGAAGCCTGCTTGAGAGCGCCGTCGCGAATGAAATCAGTGCGCCAAGGATCGAAGGTAACGATGGCGTTCGTCGCCAGCGCAGGCTCCCAGTTGCGGAGTGCACGGCGTACCGCGTCGGCAATGTCGCGGATTTCCTTCATGGTCGTAGATTCAGACCAGCAGTCGATCTGCATCATCACCTCGCCGCCGTCGATGCAGTCGACAAGCTCTGCCACGTAGTTTGAAGGACCGATGCTGATGTAGGGTTTGGCCCATGTCGACTGCGGTATATCGGCGACGCGATTTCCAACCAGCGCAGTGACGTCAGAATTTGCCCTGAGGCGCGCGATAATTGCGCCCTGGAGCTCCAAGGTAGGGTCAGCCACTTGCCGCTACCTCCTTTGCCGATTTTGTTATTGCGCGCGTGATGCGCGACTTGGTGCGGCGGCGTAGTGCCCTGTACGAAACGAAGAAAAACGGCTGCGCCTTCGTGCCGGGATGTTGAGTTCCGGCGTATAAACCGCCGTTCTCGTGCGCCTTAGTGGCGAACTCAACGAGGTGGGCGTAGCGCACCTTTTCATTGCCGGCATAGATAGTGATTACCAGCTTGCCGTTGGATGACTTAACCGTCGCAATCTTTTGGCTGTATTTTGGAGCATCGCCCCAAGTCCAGCCAATCGAATCGCGAAGTTCGCCGCTATCGACGGCGACAAGCGATTTCATGAGGGCGACAATCTCGTCGGCACCCTGCCCCATCGCCTCCTTGATACGCTTTTCGGCAGCAGCCGGCAGTTTCGCAAGCTTACGGTTCAGTTTTGAGAGGCCTAGAATAGTCATCCCGCCTCCCCCTGCACCACAAGCAGCTCGATCCATTGGTTGCGTTCATCGATGTTGACCGCAGCCTTGATTGCGTAGACCACGCCAGACCGCTTGTTCCGCGCCCGCCATGCTGGCGTGATGGTGCGAGTGCGCTCGTTGCTGCGGACAATCATGGTGAATGGCTGGATACCTTGGAGCCTGCTGGCTATGACCGTTTCCGAACCGACGCGCGGTTCAAGCCTAGCTGCCTCCACGAATTGCTCAGCAAAGCCGACCACGACGCCACCATACCCATCATCGCCCTCGACCTCGGCCTCAAAGCCGATGCGCTCACTCAGCGATCCTGCGCCCGCCCTCTTGCGTTTTGGCATTCGGTCGATCCTTGGTGGGTTCGGCAGCCTTAGCCGCTATCGCAGCCGCGGCGCACTTGCGCGTGACGTTGTAGAGGCCGGCATGATAGGCGATGGTTACGCCGCCGTGCGGCTTCCAGTCGTAGGGTTTATGGAAGCGGAGCCACATCAGAGATTACGCCTGAAGTTGCACAGCAACGCGTCGAAGGCAGAAAAGCCCTCATCCACACTGTTCTCGCGTCGCTCGTAGGCATCGGCCACCCACAGGAGGACAGCGTGCTTGATTGCCGGCGGCGCCGTCTCGTAACCGGCTTGTGCCGTCACGGTGATGCGAGAGCCAAGCCTTTTGGCGGGCCACTGCTTGCCGTATGCGGGCACGATAGACACCTGCAACCCATCGGCGCGAAGTTCATAGTCTGCGCCGGCGATGGTTTGGCTTGCGCCGTCAGTATCCACGTAGGAAACCACAACGCTTGTCAGCGGTGCAACGGGCACATGCGAGAAATCAGCAAAGCTGTCGCATTTGGCCTCTATCGTCTGCACAGCAACAGCGGTTGCTGTGTATTTCTCAACGTGATCCACAGCCGACGCGACAATCGCCTCGATAAGCACATCATCGTCGTCATGAAACACATTGAGGTGTCGCTTTGCCTCGTCAAGCGAGACCGGTTCAGTCGTTCGTGCCGTCACCTTCGGAGGATACCACATTCGCCTTACCCTTCCGCTTGGTGGTTGTTACTGTGTCGGCCGGCTCATCGACCTTGACGGCGTAGCCAGCGGCGATAAGGCGCTCGGCCTCGTCGTCTTCAAAGTCGCGGTGGTCGCCGGGTGACAGTGAGTATTTGTTGCCGGACAGGCCGACCAACAGTTTGACTTTCATGTTATCTCCTTCGAGATGGAGGCGGGCCGAAGCCCGCCGTCCTCAATTAGGAAGCAGCCATGACAAGGTGCTTGATCGCCGCGGAATCGCCGAGTTCACCGTCAAAGCGGATGAGGCCGGCTATACCGAGATCCGGCCAGAAACGCTCGCGAAGAACGCCAATTACCGGCGAACCGACCTTGCGGACGAAGTACTTGGAGAAGTCGCCGAAGATGACAGGCTTCGCACCAGCTGCAATCAGCGGCACGTCGTCGTTGATCTCGTAGCGGTAACCCAGCAGCGTGCCCGGCTGCTCCTTGGTGATGTCGCCCATCTGCCAGAGGTAGTTGCCCTGGCCATCCTTCAGCTTGCGGATTGCAGCCAGCGTGAGGTCGGCGAACTGCCAGCGAGCCTTCGGAGAACGGCGATAAGCCGCATTTACCGAGTGCAGGAGGTCGATGAGTTCGTCGGATGCGATAGCAGCGGCTGCGGTAGCCGTCTTACCGAGGGTAGACGCAGTCACAACGCCATTAGGGTCGCCAGTGCCGTCACCGATGGTGAGTTCGCGATTGGCGATGCGGCCCAGACGTTCGCCGAGCAGAGCGCCCAGAAGCGATTCCATGTTGAAGATGCTGTCGGCAGCAAGCTCCATGGAGAACTTCACGAACTCGGTGTCGTAGACGTATGCGCCAAGCTGCTTCTGGCCGAAGGTGGCGTCCTTGCCGCCGTCGTCCGTCAGCGCGGTGCCTTCAGTGTGCTTCTCAGCAGTTACGGCGGTGTCGTCAACAGTCGGAATGTTGATGATGTTGCCGGAAGTGGTAGAGATGACGGTCGCGATGTCCTCATTGTACATCGGACCCCAGTCCTTCATCGTCTTGACGATAAAGTTCGCAAGCTCGACTGGGACGGTATAGCCGCCGGCAGTATTCGTGCCGGTCGTCTGCATGCGAAATTCCTTGGTGGACTGTACGCCAGCCTTGAGCACAGAGCGTTCTTCCGCATCAAGCTCTCCTAGGTCGGCGCCAGAAGCGAGGAACTTGTAGAATACCGAGCGGTACTCGAGTTCTTCACCCTTGTCCTGGCCGCGCGATTCGCCGTCGTTGCCTGGGCGCTTGTTCTCGCGATCCTTGCGGGCGCGCTCCTCAAAGCGCGCTTCGATAGCAGCCTGACGCTCTTCGCGTTCGATCTGCTTCTCGACCTTGTCGAACTCGGCCATGATGTCATCATGACGCTTGTCGAGTTCCGCGGAGCGGGCTTCGTCGGTGTTCTTGGTGATTTCATCCAGGGCTTCGCGGGCCTGAGTTACAAGGCGGCCGCGCTTTTCCTGCAGTTCCGTAACGGACATGCTGTCTCCAATCTTGGAAGTTGTTGAGAAATGGCAGGACGTCGTCCATGCCCTCCGGCTGTGCCGGGTGACTACGAAGCGTCCTGCCGGATGCCTCGAATTACTTGCTCGTGCCGCGCTTTTCGCTCGGCAACTCGACGTGCAGCGGCGGCCTTGTTTTCTGCCTTGCGCTGCTCGTCAGACTTAGCCGCCTCAGCCTCGGCGCGGGCCGCGTCTAGAGAGCGCTTGGCGAGCGTGGTGTCCTCGTACGCTGGGATTGGCGTGGCTGTGACTTCGTAAAGCTCCGCCTCAAGAATGGTTCGGCTCGGCAATTCGCCCGTGTCGTCCCACTCCTGTTTTGTTGCGCGAAACGCGAATGACATCCCGCTTACGTCGCCACGCTCAACAAGCTCCCATAGGTCGTTGCCGTCGGTCGTGTTCGGAACATCGATCTCGACCTTGAGGCCGCGCTCGTCTTCCTGCAGCCTGAGCGTCTTGCTCTTCGTGCGGCCGATAACGCGACCCCAGTCATGGTTGACTAGCGCAAGCACGTCACCGCCAAGGGCGCGAGTAAAAGCGCCCTTGGCAATGCGCTCGACAAAGTAGTCGCCGATCGTTGTGTCACTATCCCAGACAACGGCATAACCCACGAGCGTTCGCTTGTCGGATTCGGCGCGAATTTCAACGCCAAGCGTGCCGCCACGCTTTTCAATATCTTTCATCATGCGGCTTCCGCCTCGCTGTCTTGATTATCGTTGGCCGGCGGAGGCGCCCCGCCTTGCCCAGTGTCGAGTGGCTGCTGTCCAAGCGGCACGGTTGCCCCCTGGACAAGCAAATCGTTGCCATCCTTCATTGCCGGTCTGTTCTCGAGCGCGCGTGCTTCGTTAGGCGTGATTTGCGCCGTCTGGATCGCACGAGCCAAGCCTTCGATGCGGCTCTTGAAGTCGCCACGCATCAGTCCGTCGAGGTTGTGCTCGACATAACGACCATTGCCGGAGCGGCCAAAAAACTTGAGGTTCATTTCGTCCTCAAGAGCCTTGGTCCACTGGCCGATTAGGTGCTTGACTAGGTGGAGATCTTGCTGCTCGGCGTTGCTAAATGTCGCGCGGGACAGATCCTGCAGAAACACTGGCGGAAGCTGCCATGCGCGCGCTATTTCCTCGACTTGGAACCGTCGGGCCTCAATCATCTGACCCTTGGCTGGGTCAATGCCTACAGGCTGCAATTTATAGCCTGCCGGGATTGGGAAGATCGGCTCGCTTGCATCCTTGGCCGCGTCAACAGACCGCTTGATGTCCGCCTGCGCGCGCTTCATCGCTTCTGCACCAGCCGGAAGCGGTCCTTCCAGCGAAAGGGGAGGAACCCCGCCGCCAGCGAAGAAATTCGAGCCGTAGTCGTTCATGGCAATCGCGAGCTGGATTGCCTTGGTTGCGCGCTGTACCGGGCCGTAATGCTTGACTCCGTCGGAGTGAAGCATAAACGGAACGTCGATCACGTCCTCGGCGGGGTAATCCCTGCCGTCAAACTGATAGACCGTCTTAAAACCAGTGCGCTTGATGACCGTCTTCGACGGATCCATAGGCCAGAGCGAATCCACTCCCTGAGCCGTGCGCTCGATGTAGGCTAGTCCGCGGCCACCGGTAAAAACCTGCTGCCAAAACCACTGCCAGAAAGCAAACGAACCCATTGTTTCGTTTGGTGCCCGGTTGACGACGACCTCAAGCCTACCGCCGACGCGCTTGGCGCCGTCCTTCGTGTCGCGATACGCGTGCCGTGGGATAGCGGCGAGCGTCCTGGACATGAAGGCGACCGCCGCAAGAACGGCCGGAACAGTGAGCGCCGCGTCGATCGTGACGCGCGGCAGACTGGCCTGCTGCACGCCGAAGAACGACATAAAGTTCTCGGCACTCACCGGCACGGTCGGGCTTTCGATATTTGCGCGGTTTTCCGCAGGTTTTTCCGCTGTGCGGCGGCTAAACCAGTCTTTTACAGCCATTTATGCCGCCTTTGTGATGGAAAAATCTGGGTCGTCCCATGGTGAATAGGCTGCGGATGAACCGCCGCCGCGAAGATGCAGGCCCAAGCACATGATCAAGGCTATCGCGCCGTCGATCTTGTTTTCTGGCCGCTCCTTGCGTGGGTATACGTTTTCCTTGGCGTCGTAGTGCCCCACGACGTTGCCAATCATCCACGACAGCGGATCGCGAGGCCCATAAGGATGACCAAGCTTGCCGGAGCGCATAAGCGCGTCCAGCTCTTTTGTGGGCTCGGAAAAGTTCTGCACAGTCTGCCGGTACTCAACGACATTGGCACCCTGCTCTGCGAGATGGTTCGCCATCTGCTGCGCCTGCCATGGGTCATATCCGACCTCAAGCACTTCGAAGCGTGAAGACATGTCGATGATGTCAGCCTCAATACGGTCGATGTCGATGACATCGCCCTGAGTGACAATCAGCTTGCCTTCAGCCTCCCACCCGCCGTAGGAGTCGTTCCTGCTCTCCAGAATTGCCTGCTCAGGAACGTAGAACCGAGCAAACGGGAAAACCTTTCCATCTCGATCAAAAAGCGCCACA